CGGACGCGACCAGCTTGCCGTCGGGCATCACCAGGATCAGGAACCAAGTGTCGGCGCCGGACTCGGTGATGGTGATGTCGATGTCGCCGTCGGCCTCGCTGACCAGCTGGAAGGCCTTGCCGGCGACCAGCGGGATGGCGAGCCCGTCGGCGCCGATGGCGGCGCCGCCGTCGGGCGCGGTGCCGGCGATGGAATCGCCGTTGGCGTCGTCCGACAGGTAGGCGAGGACGTGGCCGCGGACCGCGAGGTCGGCGCCGGCGGAATCCTTGAGCTGGATCGTGACGTTGATGTCGGCGCCGGCCTGGGCCCCGACCACGATCGCCGGCGTGCCCATCTTCTCGTAGACCCCGAGGTTGGCGCGCGAGGTCGGCTTGCTGGCGACGTCCGACAGGTTGTTGGCGGCGGCGAGGCTGCCCGAGAGCGGCCCCTCGACATGGCCGGTCAGCACCCAGACCCCCTGGGCGTCGACGTCCACGACGGTGCCGGCCGGGCTGCGGGTGCCGGTGCCGTCGGTCTTGGCCACGGTCTGGTCGTCGACGATGTAGGCCGTCGAGCCGACGTTGGCGATGGTGATCTCCTCGCCGCCCTCGGAGTTGCCCCAGCGGAAGATGCCGCGGTCGACATCGACGCTGAGGTCGCCGTTGGCGCCGGCCGAGTTGTCGACCTGCCCGGCGGCGCGGCCGAGCGCCCGCTTGGCCACCGCGGTCGCGCCTGGCTTGGCCACCGCGCCGTCGAGCATGACGAGCGAGCCCGCGAAGATCTTCGTCGCCGCGGCGACAGGCACGGTGATGCGGTCGCCGCTGCGGGCGGCGGTGTTGCGGTCTGTGGTGAGGGCGGTCATGCGGCGTCTCCTTCCTCGAGGTCTTCGTCACGGGTCTTGCGGAAGGCCGCCTCGTCGAGCCCCATGGCGCGGCAGACGGCCTTCTCGTCGTCGCTGAGCGCCGCACCCTTCTTCGCCGGGGCGGCCGCGCCGGCCGCGCCGGGGGCGAGCACCACCGGCTGCTTGGAGACGAAGGCGTTGAAGCCGTCCGGGTCCTTGGCGGCGAAGCCGATGGCCCACTCGCGCTGGGCGGGGACGATCTTCCCCTCCTTCACGGCGGCCTCGACCTTGGCGGTGGCGCGCTCGGTCGCCTGGGCGCCGAGCACCTCGCCGAGCTGCCTGTTCACCTTGTCGAACTCCTCGCGGGAGACGGACGTGCCGGAGTCCTTGGTGCCGCCGTCGCCCTTCTTGGCCAGCGCCGTCTCGACCGCCTTGGCATCGGCGTCGTCTGGGAGCGCCAGCGCCTCGCGCGTGGCCTTGGCGATGGCGGCGTCGCCGGCGGCCGCCTCGACCGCCGCGACAACGTCGGCGGCCTTGGTGTCCCCCTTGAGCCCGAGGGCCTTGCGGATCGAGGAGAAGGAGTCGCCCGCGAGCGAGTGATCCGCCTCGCGCTCCTTGAGGCGAGCGATGACCGCGTCCTCGTCGGCGTCGGCCTCGAGGAGCAAGATCTCGCGAAGCTTGGCGATGAGATCCATGTCGTTTTCCTTTCGCGCCAGCGCGGTGAGATCCTCCAGCGCCGGGTTGTTGGTGAGGGCCGCGCGCAGCAGGCGGGTCACGGCCTTGGTCGCGCGGCTGAACTGGAAGACGGGGGAGAGGAAGCGGTATTCCTTGTCGCGGATCATCCCGGCCGCCCGCTCGGTCCACTCGACCCGGCCCCAGATGCCGTCGGCCCGGGCCTGGAGCTCCTTGATCCACCCCGCCGCCGGCGCCGGCTGGCCGTTCCTGGGCGCGTTGTCGGTCTGGTGCTCGAAGTCGAGCACGAGATCCCGCCCGCCGGCCGCCCGAAGCAGGGTCTCCGCGTCGCGCAGGTGGAAGGGGCCGCGGCCGTCGTTGGTCGTGAACGTCCCGGAGGGCAGAAGGTGGACCCACTCCGGCGGCTCGCCGCCGGCGGCGACGATGGCGAAGGTCATGTGGGCGGTGCCGAACTCCATGGCGGCGGAGGATAGCCCCGCGCCCGGGCGTTGGGCAGCGGCCCCGCGGTTCGGGGAAAACCGCCCGGAGCGCGGCGAATTTCGACGAATTTCGACGCCTCTCGACGCCGGACGCCGCCGGGAGGGGCGAGGACGCCCCGAAACATCGCCGTTAAACGGGGTTTTAAACACGAGGACGGGCGTCCCGCCCGCGCCGGTAGGTGGGGCGCTCCCCGGGCGCCGATGCGCCTCCTCGACGCTCCTGGCGGCCAGGTCAGGATGGAGTAGAAATTGACCGGCGCGGCGTCCGGGGCTATCGTGGTGTCCGTGATTTCGGCACACGCCGCTGGCGCGCTTCAACGGCCGGGATCCGAAGCCCGGCGGCCCGCGCGCCGGGCTTCATTCGTTGGGCGCGCGCCGCCAGGCCAGGGTGCCGCCGCGCTGCCGCATGATGTAGGATGCCCGTTCGGGGTCGAACGCGGTGACCCCCGTCCACCCGTTGGGACCGACGTCGAACAGCACGAAGGCCGGCACGTCCTCCCCCGCCACCCGCCAGCGCGCCATGTAACGGCGCAGCAGGGTGAAGCGGCCGGGTGGGTGCTCCTCCCACTGCCACCAGATCTCGTCCGGGCTCTTGATGGTGTCGGCCAGCAGCAGCAGCGCGCGCTCCCGGCCGCGCACCGTGACCTTGAGGCCGCCGCCTGGCCGGCGGAAGAGCGCGTCGCCGATCACCACCGGCTCGCCGATGACGTCGGTGAACACCGCAGGGCGCTCCGCGGTGGCGCCGAACTCGGCGAGGAAGCGCGCGACGTAGGAGTCCGGGCTTTGCCCCCGCGGCAGCAGCCGGGACGCCGGCGCCGTGCGCGGTGCCGGCATCGCGGACCCGGCCGGCGGGCCGGAATAGGGGGTGGGCAGCGGACCGCTGCGCGGCGGCGGCGTGAGGCCGTCCATGCGCCCCTTGCCGATATTGTGGCCCCAGCCCGGGTCGATGCCCTCGGGCACCTCGACGGTCTCCCCCGTGCGGGCGTTTCGGTAGGGCCGGGTCTTGACCTCCGGCCGGTCGGTGACCTCGAGGTTGCGGCGCTCCAGGTCCCGGTCCGAGAGCTGCTGGACTTGGCAGCGGCAGCTCCAGCCGTTGGGCGGGAAGTGGGTGTCCCAGAACGGATCGTCGTGGGGCAGGATCGTGCCGTGCCAGGCGCGGTGCTCCGGCCGGGTGCGGGAATCCAGCACGGCGACGTAGCGCAGATAGGGCCGCCGGTCCTTGGTGCGCTCCATGCGCTCCCACCGCCCGGCCGCCACCGCCGAGCGCAGGTTGGCGTCGAACATCACCCGGAGCCGCCGCGGGCTGCCGAGCTGGGCCGCGACGCTCTCCCCGGTCCTCGGGTCGATGACGGCGCGCCGCCCCCACCAGCCCTTCTCCTGGAGCACCGGCGTGAGCTTCTTGGCGAAGTCCTGGAAGGTCTCGCCCTTGGCGATCGCGTCGTCCAGGGCCGTGCGGATGTCGGCCAGGATGTCGAGGCGCATGGCCTTGGCGACGGTGAATGCCCTGGCGTGCTCCTGGCCCCACACCTCGCGCCAGTCGAAGCCGATCCGGAACCCCTTGTCGCGGAAGAACCGGACGGCTTCCGCCGGCGGCAGGGCGACGAGATCGACACCGGCCACGGCTCAGGCCCTCTTGCCGCCCGGCGCGCATTCGCACGTCATGCGATGCTGCCCGTGTCGGTCACCTTGAGCTCGGGGGTCTCGACCATCTCCTCCCCGGCCGAGGTGGCGACCTCGCAGTAGATGACGTAGATGCCGGCCGGCTGGTCGGCGGCGCCGGCGGCGTCGTCCAGGGTGAACTCGACCCGGGGCCCGTTGATCGCCCCGGCGGGGCTGCCGAACTGCGCCGAGACCACCGCGCCATCCTTCTGGACGCGGAGCGCCAGCACCGAGTCGAGCGTCTCGCCCGCCTCGAGCCGGGCGGTGAAGTCGATGGCGAAGACCTCTTTTTCGTTGCGGTGCTTCAACAGGCGCATGGCTGATCCCTTTCACTGGCCCCTTTTACTGGCCCCTTTTCCTGGCGACGTGGACACGCGGCCGCCTCCGCGCGCCGGCGGCGGCCACCCGGTCGCGCGCCCTGGCGATCGCGACCTGGCTGATGGCCGCCGGACCGCCCGCGGTGGGCGTGAGCGCCAGCGCCGCGCTCGCTTCCCGCGCCTGGCCCAGCGCGAGAGCGATGGCGCCGGCGGCCGGCATGACCGCCGGCGCCGCGTCCGTCTCCTGCGCCCGGCCCAGGCCCACGGCGGCGAGGGCCGCCAGGATGACCGGCAGGGGGAGGGAGATCTCCGAGGCGATGCCGAGGGCCAGCGCGACGGCGCCGGGTTGCGGCGCGATCGCAAGCGCCGCGTCGGCTTCCTGGGCCCGGCCGAGGGTCACCGCGATGGCGCCGGCGGCCGGCGCGATGGGCAGGGCCGCGTCCGTTTCCCCCGCCTGCCCGAGCACCGCCGTCTTGGCACCGCTCGACGCCGCGATCGCCAGGGCCGCGTCGGTCTCCTGGGCCTGGCCGAGGACCACCGTGGCCTGGGCCGCGGCCGTCACCGGGAGGGCGGCGTCCGCCTCGGCCGCCGGGCCGAGGGGAACGCTGGCGGCGCCGGCCTGGGGCGCCGCCGGCAGCGCCGCGTCGGCCTCCTGCGCCCGGCCGAGGGCCACCGCGAGCGCGCCGGCGGCCGGCGCGATGGGCAGCGGCGAGTCCGTTTCCCCCGCCTGCCCGAGCACAACCGTCTGGGCGCCGCTCGTCGCCGCGATCGCCGGTGCCGCGTCGCTCTCCTGGGCCTGGCCGAGGATTACCGTGGCCTGGGCCGCGACCGTCACGGGGAGGGCGGCGTCCGCCTCCGCCGCCTGGCCGAGGGCCAGCGTGACGGCGCCGGCGGCCGGCCCGATGGGCAGCGGCGAGTCCGTTTCCTGCGCCTGGCCGAGGACCACCGTGGCCTGGGCCGCGACCGTCACGGGGAGGGCGGCATCCGCCTCGGCCGCCTGGCCGACGGGAACGGTGGCGGCGCCGGCCTGCGGCGTTGCCGGGAGCGCCGCGTCGGCCTCCTGCGCCCGGCCGAGGACCACCGTGGCCTGGGCCGCGGCCGTCACGGGGAGGGCGGCATCCGCCTCGGCCGCCTGGCCGAGGGGAACGGCGGCGGCGCCGGCCTGCGGCGTTGCCGGGAGCGCCGCGTCGGCCTCGGCCGCCTGCCCCAGACCCACGGCGGCGAGGGCCGCCATGGTGACCGGCAGGGCGAGGGAGATCTCCGGGGCGATGCCGAGGGCCAGCGTGACGGCGCCGGGTTGCGGCGTCGCCGGCAGAGCCGTATCGGTCTCCTGGGCCTGGCCGATGGCGAGGCTCGCGGGGCCGCCGGCGGGGGCGATGGCGAGGGCGCTGTCTGCCTCCGCCGCCTGGCCGACCTCGACGGTGCCGCCCCCGCCCGCTGCTCCAGCGGGCTTGATGGCGACGGTGGCGGCACAAGAGCCGAGATCGCCAGACACCCCACCGCAAATTCCAGGGTCTTCCGCGCCCGCCGTGGGAATGGACTTGGACGCCGCGATCACGCCTGCTTTATAGGTATCCACCCCCGCGTCGTCTTCGAGATTTCCATACCCGGAGGGTGCGGTTGGTGCCCAAGAGCCCGAATGACCAACGCCCGCAAACATCAGCACGACGGCATCGTCGGTGTTGGTGGTGATGGCCGGTGCGTCCCAGGTTGCCACGACCGTGGTGGTCGTGGCGTCCTCGGGCGTCGTCGTATCAGCGCCGGTCCAGATATGAACTAAGCCTGCGACACCAAAATCCGAGCCCCCATGCCCATTAAACTGCACGGAACTATCCGGCGTTGACCCCATAACCTTTCTGTAAACACCAATATCAAGCAATGCAGAGTTGAGATCGGCAAGCTCTGTATAACCTGATGTGATAGGCGCCATGTCTTGATCAGAGAATGATGTCTCGGCATAAGCCGCATAAACAACATCATCCTCGGCCACGCCAGCCGGAAAGGTGACGGTGATGTCGGCACCGTTCGCCCCATTATTAGAGGCGGTGCCGCGAAGCGAGAGCGCCACGACGCGCCCCTACACGAAGATGGAGCGCAGCGCGTCGATGCGGGCCTGGACGGCCGGGCTCTTGTTCACCGTGACGGTCATGTCCGGGTTCGGCCAGGACCGGTTGACATGGACCAGGGGATCCTGGCTCGTCGGAATATCCGTCCCCGCGCCGGGAAGGTTCGCCCGCGCCCAGGCCTCGAAGGCCGACGCCGCCGCATACAATCCCTTATAGTCGGCCTCGATCTCCGCGCGGGTCTTCTCCGGCCCGCCGATCCCGGCCTCCCGCGTGCTCGCGACCAACGCCTCCGTCACCCTGGCGAGGCTGCCGGAGTCCATCCAGGTGTCGGCCTCGGCGACGAAGCGCTCGCAGTTGGCCGCCAGATCGTAGATCTTTATCACGTCGAGCCGGACCTCCGCCGTGATCTCGTTGCAGCGGCGATAGATCCAGGCCGCGAGCCGGAACAGCGTCTCCGCGCCCTGGCGCGGGTCGCGCGTCCCCGCCGTGGAGTCGATCGGTGGTGCGAGGGGCATGGGCGTTTCTCCTTTCTAGCTTCGGCCCCGCGGGCCGGCGAACGGGGCGGGCGAACGGGGCTCAGGACGCCCTGAACCACCCGTTGGCGTCGATCTGCCCGGTGATGTCGCCGCCGTTCGTGGTGATCGCGAAATCATAGTGCGCGAGGACGATGATGTTGGCGTCGGTCCCCGCGCCGGTGTCGGCGTCGTAGCAGATCAGCATCTTGACGAGGTCGTTGTTGGCGGCGCCGCCCGCTTCCACCCAGGTCGGGTCGGGCATGTCCACCTCGTAGCGGTTGTTGGTGTCGTCGGGCGCCGGCAGGACGGCGAGCTCGGCGTCGGTCACCGTGATGCGCGCATAATTCGTGAAGTCCGCCTCGGTGTTGCCGCCGGCCGCGAGGAGCGCGCCGAGATCGTCGTAGTCCTCGAGGGTGGCGTCGGCCTCGGCCGCCTTGAGCAGGACCAGGACGAACGCGGAAGCGGCGGGGTCGTTGTTCTCGACCCGGTTGTAGAGCTCGACAATGCGCCCCTTGGCGATATTCATGATGCCATCGGCCATGATTACTTTTCCTTCTCAGTCCGTGGTTGAGTCCGTGGTGTTGGCGCCGGTCTCGCCGGCGAGGCGGGCCGCGAAGCCCGCGCGGGCCAGCAGCTCGGTGAGCCGCTCGGGCTCGATGGATGCGACGGCCGCGGCCAGCGCCGCGCGCGCGGCCTCCGGCGTCCTGGCCTTCCCGAGGACCTCGCGCAGCGGCGCGACGACCTCCTCCATGACGGGCTCCCAGCCGTCGGCCTCCAGGAGCTCGAGGATCAGCGCGTCGACCGAATCGGCTTCCACGGCCCCGGCGGCCGCCAGCGCGGTGCGATCGCGCGGCGGCGCGCCCGGCGGCACGTCGCGCGGAGGCGCGGCCGGCGAGAGCAGCTCGTCGTCGTCCTTGGGGTCCTCGAGGCCGAGCTTGCCGCGAATCTCGCGCGCAGACACGCGGAGCCCGAGCGGCACCAGCTTGGCCACCGATTCGGTCAGCAGCGCCATGTCGTCCTGCTCGGGCCGCGCGATCTCGATGTGCGGGTAGGCCGGGCGAGGGCCCAGGTTGAGGTCGATCAGGGGGCGCACCAGGTCGCGGTTGAGGGTGGCGGCGAGCTGCTTGGCGTCCGAGCGCTCGATGTCGCCGCGCACCCCGTCGTGGACCTTGCCGGCGGCGTAGCTGCCGGAGTCCCCGACCTCGGTGGTCAGCGTCTGCCCCAGCACCGCCTTGGAGATCTGCTTGTCGATATACTCCGCCATCTCCTTGTAGAGCTGGCCGGTCTCGCGCGAGGCCCCCGTCTCGACGAACTCGATCATCATGCTTTCGGGGACGATGGCGGCGGCGTCGGTGCCGATGTTGGCGACCGCCCTGAGCAGGATCGCCTTGTCCTCGTCGGAGGCGGAGGGGTGGAACTTGCCCACGCGCAGCGGCATGCCGTAGACCTCGATGAAGGCGATCCAGTCCTTGAGGTCGTAGTTCTTGAACAGGTATCCCCAGGCCGCCGCCCGGGCGAGCCCGCCCCGGATCGGCAGGCCCGACTTAGCCTTGTGGTGGTGGGTGACGAACTTCCAGGCCGGCAGCGGCTGGGGCCCCTCCTCGGTCCTGAGCCGCAGCGTTCGGCCGTCGACCCGGTCGAGCTCAAACCAGCGCGGGTCGCGCCACTCGAGGCGGGCGGGCATCCACTGGCGCTCCGACATGTCCCAGACGATCTCGGTCGCCGAGTAGCCCTTGCCCACGGCGTCGAGGATGTCCACCACCTCGTCCTCGAGGCAGTCGCGGCCCAGCGCCGCCTCGACCAGCTCCGCCGCGCGGGCGTCCTCGGGGGCGTCGGAGGCCGGGACCACGGTGATGTCGAGCTGGGCCACGGCGCGCTTCCGCGTGCCGATGACCGAGAGGTAATGGAGGTCCTTCTCCTCCATCTCCTCGGCGAGCTCCAGGTAGCGCAGCGGGTCGCCGTCCTCGGCGCCGCGCAGGATCGAGGCCAGGCGCTGGGGCGTGAGCCCCTGGGCCGGGTGGCCGGTCATGACCGAGCGCACGCCGGACAGGGTCGGGGCGGCGATCTCCTTCTTGAGCAGCGA